TCACCGAGCTGGTCAACGTAGAGAACAAGCTCAACGAGGCCAACCAGACCATTGACTCCTTGAAGATCGAGAAAGCCGGTGAGGTCACCAAAAATCAAAACTTAACGAAAGAGCTGGAAAACGTAAAAGCGGAACTACAAGCTTACAAGGATGCCGAGAAAAAGGCTATGAGCCAAAAGATCGAGTCTATGGTTCAAGACGCAATCAACGCTGGCAAAATCGAGGATTCCGCTAAGCAGAATTGGATCGATATGGCAACGAAGAATTTCGATTTGGCTAAAGCGACGTTAGATTCTATCCCAGCCAGAGACAAGATCTCCACTGAGATCGAGAACGACAAGGACAACGTGGAGAAAGTGAAAGATAGCGTGCAAACAGTAGAAGCTCAAATGGCTAAACAAGTCGAGGCTGTTGTTGGTAAGGATTTCACTTTCGGATCGCTTAAGTAATAATAACCAAAACCTTAACAATTAATTTATGGCAAGTGTAAGTTTTGCTCAAAACACATATGCGGGTGAGGTCCTAGAGGATTTATTGACCTACACCGCACAAGGTAACGATACCTATAAAGAAGGGTTGATTCATATCAAGAGCGGTATCCAGTACAAATACACCCTTCCATCCGTAAGCTTGGGTGACATCATCCAAGACAACAAGCCTACGCCGACAAGCCCTACGGATTCCAAAGGAACATATACGTTCCGTGAACGTTATCTGGAACCGAAGGATTTCATGGTCTACCTAGAGTTCAATCCCCGTGACTTCGAGAAATACTGGAAGTTCGCTCAACCGGATGGTAATCTGGTATTCCGTGAGCTTGACCCGAAAGTACAGGCGACGATGTTGCGATTGTTGATGGACAAGAAGAACGCTTTCATCGGAGACGCTATTTGGCAATCAGTTAAGGATGGAACGTCTGGCGCAGATGGTACATTCACAAAACCTGAAAACGGAATTGAGCTTGGTTCCGGTTCTTATAAGTATTTTGATGGGGCGATTTATCGCATATTAAAGAACTTAAAGGAGAACGTGAGCGGCGAGACCGTAATTAACGCTGGTGACACAGAGTTGAAGACTGGCGAGAACATAGAATCCGCCATGTACACGATGTGGCAAAAATGCCCTTACCAAATCAGAAAGAACAATTTAGTTTATATCATGGACTGGGGCTATTGGGACTTGTATGATCAATACGTGACCTCAAAGCAATTCAAGTACAATGACAATACCCAAGTCAACAAATACATGTTCAAGGGCAAAAGAATCGTTCCTATCGTCGGAATCCCGGAGAGCACGATCGTTCTTGGTAATTTCAGTACAGGAATGGACTCTAACTTGTGGATGGGTGTCGATTATGCTAACGATACGGAGGTATTGAAGATCGACAGATTACAAGCCAACTCCGAGTTATACTTCTTCCAGATGAAAATGAAGATGGACGTTAATATCGTTCGTCCAGCAGAGATTGTCGTTTGGACAGCTTACAAATTAACTTAAAAAAATAACCCAATAATCATAAAGAAGGGGCGAGGCCAAGCCTCGCTCCTTTTTTTATACACATAAATATGGCAAGAATCAAGAAAGAAACAGAGTCACCCATTGAGGAGCTTATCAACGAACCTGTAGAGGAACAAGGTAACGAACTTGTCACTCCAGCACCTCAAGTTATTCCCGACAACATTGACAGGATATTGAAGATGTATCCTGGATATGAGAAACCTTATATAGACAGCAAGGGCGAGGCTTATACAAGCCAACAACCAAACGCTCACTTATACGAAAACCCCTATTATAACAAGTAAGACATGGCAATAGGAACAGTATCTTTCATCAGAAAAGATGGCAATCTCACGCCAACCTCTGTTGGCAACGATCATATCAGCGGATTGATATTCAACCTACCAGTCGAAACCCAGATGCCACCCAGCATAAAGATCGGTGACGTGATCCAGTTATTTTCCGTTAATGAGGCGATTGGATTAGGTATCACTGAATTTGAGCAAGAAAAAAACAACTTCTTTTACGGTATCCCTTATTTTCACATCTCGGAGTTCTTCCGTATGAAACCGGATGGATCGTTGTACGTGATGTTCGCCGATTGTTCTAAGAACTGGAACGCTATCAAGACCATCCAATCCGTAGCGAATGGAGACATCAAGCAACTGGGGGTATGGACATCTCAAAACATTTGGTCCACAGCGTCCAGCTCAGAGGATGACTATTCGCTCAACCTTGTTTCCGATATCAATACGGTAGCGGAGGAATTAGCTAACGAGCATCGCCCGTTATCAGTATTGTTAACGGGTAACGCAGCAGACTCCACCGGGGCAGTCAAAACCATCGACCTAAAAAAGATCCCGTCCTGCATAGGCGATTTCCCGCGCGTGACAGCGTTGTTAGGTCAAGGTAGATCGGATTTGTTAAGACAGATGCAAATCGCTAATCCGAAACATTCCTCTATCGGTTGCGTTGGTGTCGCGTTAGGTTGCGTAGCCGAAGCAAAGGTTTGCGAGTCTATCGCTTGGGTTAACCAATTCAACCTAACCTCCAAACATATGAGCGATATCGAGTTCGGCTTTGGCAATATCGAGCTAAATGACACAGGAGATGATTTTATCAGCATGCTACAATTTGAAGCGTTATCCCCCAGCCCAAATCGACGAGATAGAGGAAAAAGGGTATGTTTTCCCGATCAAATACGCAGGGAGAGCGAACGGCACCTATTTCTCCAAGGACAGGACTTGCTCAGATAGCGATTATAGGACTATCGCCAGAAACAGGACCATAGACAAATCAAGACGTGCGATCAGAAACGCTCTCCTTCCTTACTTAAACTCACCGGTATTGGTAAATCCAAAGACAGGATATCTAGCAGAGATAGAGATAAAAAAATACCAGAATGTTGTCAAGAACATCCTAAGCACGATGGAAGGCAATAGCGAGATCTCTGGATACAGCGTGTTAGTCTCCTCCAACCAGAACATTCTATTGACTGACACCTTAAAAATAATATACGCAATCGTTCCAGTCGGCGTGACATCGAAAATCATTGTTGAGGAAGGATTCGCTTTAACTAACGCTTAAAAACAACAAATATGGCAGATAGTACAACACCGCTTATTAATGGGCGTGCTTATGACTGGTCCATGATCGAGATCTATTTCGGGTTCGCCTCATCGTCCGAGGCGATTTACGGAATCAAGGCAGTCAAATGGGAACGGAAAAGAAAGGTTGAGTCTAATTACGGTATAGGTTCACAACCCATCTCACGAGGTTATGGAAACTGGACGTACACGGCTTCTATCGAGCTTGATTACGCCACCCAGGTGATGTTCCAAGAGGCTTCTCCGGATGGTACGTTGATGGGACTTGGAGAGTTCGACTTGATCGTTCATTTCGCTCATCCAGATGACGGACGAACCGTGACCACCCCTTACAGAAATGTATCTTCTCCGAGGATGGAATGGAAGCGAAACAAGATGATACCGATCTTTCCAAGGAGTTCGATCTTAATCCGGGAGGAATCGATACATTAACCACATAAAACATTTATAAGCCAAAGGGCCGTGTGAAAAATAACACATGGCCCTTTTTTACATTAAACAATTCCATCACTGACCTTCTATTCTTTCATAAACAACAAAAAAGACAATTTTATGGAAACAGAAGAAAGCAAAGAGCTTACATTAGCTCAAGAAGAAACTATCAAGAAAACCTTAGAGGAAATCAGAAAACAAGATCCCAAGAAAAACAAAAGAGTCTACCCTATCGTGGTGTTCGGCGACGAATACGATGACAAGGATGTGTATATCGCTTATTTCAGAGAGCCGGATTTCATCGCGTTCAGTAAGTTCGTACAATTGCAAAAGAAAGACGAAATCGCAGCTGTCCGATCATTGGCGCATGACACGTTTATCCAAGGAGATAAGGAACTGGTGGATGATGATT